TATTAAAGACTACACAAGGTTCACAAACCTTAACAGGCACAGATAGCGTTATAAATGGATTATCAAAAAGCATAACGCCTCTAGGAAACAACTCTAAGTTCTTAGTTCAAGTCAGGTGGTTTGGTGAAACTTACCCCGCGTGGAATATGGTGTTTAATATTCATATGAATAGCTCCAGAGTAAACATGGGTGGCTCAACTAGTAGAGGATATGGATTGACTATGCCTGTCCTAACTTATTACAGTAGCAACCAAAGCTCAACCCCTGAAATGTCAAATTTTAGCACATTAGTTGAAACAAGCTCTACAGCGGGAACTGCTATAACCTTTAGCTTTGTAGGCACAGGTAGCTCAGGCAACTGCACATTATGGAATAACAGATGTTATAGTTCTAGCACTAGCACGGCTTACGAAAGAGGAACTTCTGAAATAATTATTACGGAGATTGCAGGATAATGGATTTACTAAGAGCAACACATGACTTATTTGGCGACTGTTCACAAGAGCCAGGTGAAGACACTATCTATATTGGTGGCGTTCCTTTAACTGATGAACAGTTAGTACAAGTCACAGAAAAAGCCTCGCAAAATGAGTTAGAATATGACTCATTGCAGTATCAAAGAGACAGAATAGAAGCTTACCCCTCAATAGAGGACCAGTTGGACGATTTATATCACAATGGGTATGAAGGTTGGAAAGGTACAATAACTGCAGTTAAAGATAAATACCCAAAGTAAGGATTATAAATGGAAGAATTAATTACGTACGGTTTAGGAATTATTGTGACGATGCTTGGTTACTTCTTCCACCAAATGATGCAAGATTTACGAGAGATTCAAAAACAACATAACAACTGTAAAGAACAACTCCCTCACACCTATGTTTTAAAGTCAGACTACGCTAGAGACCAGCAACAAATAAAAGAAGATTTCAAAGATGACATAGCAGAGATTAAGTCTCTTATCGGGAAACTGTTTGAAAAGGTAGAAGGAAGAGGAAGAAAGTGATTAAATTTTTATCTGCCTTATTGTTATCTTTAAATGTTTCAGCTCTATCATTAGAAGTAAAGACTTTAGATGACTTTGATTTAAAATATTTTGGTGACACTGCTGCAGTAGAAATAAAAAGAACTGAGTTTATTGTTAAATTTGTTCTTTACAATAGTGAAGAAGAGCTAGACAAAGTATATCAAGAGAAGACAGGCACTAAAGGTTCTGTAGTGGCCTTTACAGAAGTACACGAAAGCATGCCTACATGTTTTGTTCACTTCATCCCTGCTGAGCTATGGGACGATAGAGAGAAGATGACTGTATTGGGCCATGAAATTTATCATTGTGCTTTAGCTAACCACAAGGACACATGATTACCTTACTTACCAACGTAATACCTGTTGTCCTAGGCTTCCTAGGTAAATTAACAGCAATTAAAACACAGTTAGCTGCAGACAATCAAAAGTTAATGATTGAAGCATTAGCAGCTAAGAACGAATCAATAAGCCAAGCTCGGACAGCAGCAGAAAAAGAATCTCCATACGCAGCATTTACTAGAAGGGTGTTTATCTTTGTAGTATTAGGTATGGTTGTATTTATGGTTGTAGCTCCAGCATTATTAGACATTACTACTGTGATACCAGTAGTAGAAAAAGGATTTAATTTTTTAGGGTTTGAATTAACGCCCGATAGAACAGAATATATAACAGTCAAGGGAATGCTCTTGTTAGAAGAAGTTAGAGTGGTTTTTGTAATGATAGCCGAGATGTTTTTCGGTGCTACTCTAGCTAGAGCGAGGTGACTATGAGGAGAATATTAGGATGGAACATTTATACGATTTTTGTAAATCAGAGGAACAGAGACAAAAACTGTCTTTGTACATAGAATTAAATAGCGTTAGAAAAGTAGCAGAAAAGTTAGGTTGCAGCCACCAGGCCGTATCAAGCGCAATAAGAATTGTTAAAAGAAGAGCGGCTGAATCAGGATTAGCTCCTGAAGCAGACATGACCCACTCTACAGCAGAGGGTTTCAATGTCAAAGGAACATCTACCTTATACGATGAAGACGGAAACGTTAAGATTCAATGGGTCAAAACACAAGCCAACCAAAAGTCTATTGAAGAAGTAGCAGATGTATTCAATGAGGCTTTAGGAGACTTTAAACCAGTAGAGCCTTGTAAGACATGTCATACAGAAGAAGACTTGATGGCTGTCTACCCAATGGGAGACCCACACATAGGAATGTATGCTTGGGCTGAGGAAGCAGGAGAGAACTTTGACCTAGAAATTGCTTGTGACAACCTAAGAAAAGCAACTAAGTATTTAGTAGAACGCTCACCAAACGCTAAAACGGCTCTAATTCTCAATTTGGGCGACTTTTTCCATTCAGACAACGCAGATAATAAGACAGCAAGAAGTGGTAACGCATTAGACGTTGATGGACGCTGGGCTAAAGTGCTTAGAACTGGAATTGATTTAATGTGTGAATTAGTCACATCTTCATTAGTAAAGCATGAGAATGTTATTGTTAAAAACATTATTGGTAATCATGATGACCATTCATCTATATTTATTGGGGTGGCTTTAGATAAGTATTTTAAGAACGAGCCTAGAGTAACTGTTGATTTATCCCCTGCTAAGTTTTGGTATTACAAATTTGGAGAGGTTTTAATTGGCTCTACTCATGGAGACACAGCTAAACCTACCAAGCTTCCTGAAATTATGGCTGCAGACAAACCTATGGATTGGGGAGGCTCTAAGTACAGATACTGGTACACAGGACATATTCACTCAAGGAATGTTATAGAGTTTAGTGGCTGTGTATGGGAATCGTTTAGAACTTTGGCTGCAAAAGATGCTTGGCATGCTGGAGCTGGTTATAGAAGTGGCCGTGATATGTGTTCAATCCTGTTACATAAGGACTTTGGAGAGATAGGCCGAAATACCGTATCTGTTAAGATGATTTCTGATAAACTTTAATTGTGGGTTGGCTACTTTCATTCTCTTAAATTCTCCTTTAAATAAAAAGAAGTAGCCACCACGTCTAAATTATTTTCAATATCTTACAAAGCGTTTCATCAAACATGCCCCTAGAGTGGATACGGTCCTGGGTGTACTTTGATTGTAACTCAGACTTTCTCATCTTTTCTTTAAGTGGGGTTAGTGGAGCAAACACACGTTTAGGGTCTCTACTTTGAGCAAGACGAACCCTGGCATAAGGTATTGAACACCCTACTGCTTTAGCAACCTCTTTTGCTATTACTATCCGCCCATTATCCAATTCATAAAGCTTTTGTTTCTTTCTTTGTTTCCATTCTTTAAAAACCTCTTTAGGGTCTTTACTCCTAGAAAGGCGGCCATAAGCGTTAGATGTCGGACATCTAACTTTATGAGCTACCTCATTTGCAGTGACTTCAGAGCCGTCTGTTAGCTTATATATCTTAGACATATCTAAAACGGAATATCGTCACTAGGAGCGCCGTCAGCTATAGGCGTTTGAGATGGTGCTGCTTCTGCAAAACTATCATCTTTCTTAGTTACAGAGAAAGACAAAGCTGGAGCGTTAGGATTCCCTCCTTCTTTACGCTTCCATGCGCTTACCCAAAACTCAGTTCCTTCTACATTGATGCTGCCTTTAAAGTCAGGCTGCGTTTCTTTTTCTTTGCGGTCATTCTTCCAAATTGACCCTCTATTAGTATTATCGTAATCCATGTTATTCTCCTATTGTTAAAAATTATTTATTTGCTTTACAACTTCTGTTTGATGCTGATGTCTTTCAATATATTTCTTCCCTCTAATTTCAGGATTCTGTTCTTGTAATTTTCTACGACATCTTGTTACTGCTTCAGGTTTTGATAAATCACCGTTAGCAAGGACTTCTAAAAATTCTTCAGCTGAAAAAAAATCTATATCCCAACACATAATATCAAACTCTTCTTCCCATAATGCGGACAATAACTTATTATCATTATCACGCAATTCAGGCTCTAATAAAAGTAACTCAAAAATTATATCTTGCCTATGCTTTATATTCATTTTGCTCTCCTTTCTTATTAAAAATTAGGGCTAGTTATCGTACTAGCTAACGCGCTATTTTCCTTTTATTAACGAGGTGAGTGAGAAATGGGAAAAACAAGTAAACCCATGAAAACCCCGACCCGACCAATTGAAGGTTTAGCGAACCTTCGGGTTTATAAGCATTTCTTGATAAAAGCTTTCTCAGGACTTTCTAAGTTCTTCCAAACAAAGTCTGATATTAGTCTTCCATCTTTATGCTTTTGTATTTCATGCCAAATACAGGCAGTGTTATCTTTATCGCTTTCACCTATAGCCTCAGCAATTTCAGCTAAATATTCGGTAGCTGGGCCTTCTACTTTCTTACGCTCTGCAGCATTGACTTGGGTCTGTTGAGCTTTAGCATTAGCTACCTCTTCGTAGCTTGCCACACCTGATTGTAACCCAATTCCGTAGTTACTCAAACAGCGCCCCCAACTGGAAGTCTCACAGTTTTCTATGTATGAAGTCTTATTAATAAAAGAGCTGCCTTCTTTCTCGTAAGCGTGACCAGTAGCGACCACTGCACCATTGATTAATAATGATGATTTGAATATACATACTCCACCTTCATTACTAACCATTTCTGACAGTAATTGAGCGTCAGGATGATTTTCTCTTAGTTCAATTAGTCTAGTGTCTACAGTTACGTAGTCTTTTCCCTTAATATCTATTGTCTTTAATTTTTTCATTTTATTCTCCGTTTTACCCTTTTAATTATACAACGTTTTGTTCAACTATTCAGAGTAAATTAAATAAATTATTAAACTAGCCCACCATATCATTGCCGCACCTAATAGTAAATCAAACATCTAAAAATCTCCTGTTTGACACCACTTGTCCCATTCCTGAGCGAACTTGTCACTCTTCATATAGTCTTTGGCGAAGCCTAAGGTCTCTTCTAGCGACTTAGACTCACTACCATTGGGGTTGGCCTTGGTGTATGCCTCAAACTGTCCGTAATCGTCATTTTGGGCTTCATTGATTTGGTCAAAAAATGCGTCTTTTAATCTACTCATGTTATTCTCCTATTTGTATCTGCTGCAAGCTTGGTATAAGTCGGCTGGTGTACATTCAATACCCGCTTCTTTCTTTAGCCAATTACAAGTATCTTTAGCCGTGTATCCTTTTTCCCTTAAAACTAATGCTGCTGGGACTATGTGAGACCACTTCTTTCTTCCGCCACCTTTATGTTTATTCTCAGGCTCTTTTGTTGCTTTGTCTAGTAAGTTCATTTTAGTTAATCTCCTTAATATCCCAGTTATACTCATCTAGCAAGCTGTCTCTAAGCTCATCAATGAAGTCATACTCTATGTAATCTGCAGCATAGTCATCGTAGTAACTGAAGTAAGCAAACTCTTCCATCTTCTTAACTGAGTTAACAAACAATTTAAAAGTGGTAAAAGGCACTTCACTAACTACATCGTCATCATTTAGTAGATGTTCAAATCTTTGTTTGATAGGTTCAATCTTACTTCTGAACTCTTGTAAAGCATCATCGTAGTTAGACTCGTATGCTGTTTGGTAATCGTCTCCGATTTTAAAATCTGTTTCTGTTTCTCTCATTTCTATCTCCTGTTTTTTAAAAGTAACACCTCTTTTCGTTGGTGTTGGGGAAATTATATCAAGGTCTTTTTAACTTGTCAACCCTTTTTTTAAGATTTCTTTAACTTTCTTAATAACTTCTTAAATTGGTTCTCTATTTCTCTTCTCTTTCTCCTAGACATACTCTTAGTTCTTTTATGCAAGGTCCTAAAATTTTCTATCTTATGAGCCATAGTAAATACTCCTTTGTTTTGTGTGACAGTAAATCCAGTCGTCTCCTATGTCACAGTGGATGTTTAGCCCCTCAAATTTTTGGTATGTAAAGTAAGAAGCTAAAACAACCACCAATAGCACGATGATTGTTTTCATAGTTATAAAGAGTATGAGCCTGCAAAGGCGTAAACTTCGTTTTCTAGTAATGTGTTAGCGTAAGCCTCAACACCTGCCTCTTTAACGTCTAGTGATTGAGTATTAGTGTCTAAAATATCATCAACCATCATTCCTCTGTAACAATCTCTTGATGTTAACCCTTGTTTTTTAAGGTCACGATAAAAAGATGTATTGCCTTTAATCTTTACATAAGCGTAACCACAATATTGAGTCTCACCATTTTCTTTGATATAAGCATCAACTGCCTTGTTAGCGTTTTCTCTTGCTAGGTTGTGTAATTCTAAGTTTGTCATTTTTATCTCCGTTTTGTTTAAAAGAACTTAATTTTTCAATCAAGTTACTGCGTATTATATACAGGTATTTTTAACATGTCAAATATTTATTAAAGAAATTTTTAACATTTAATTTACTAAGATAAAAAAGCTATGTATAATTTGCTCAACAATTTAATAAAAAGCAGGAGAATAAAATGAAACAAAAGAAAGATAGCTTTATCGTGTATAGAAGTTTTTACGATGCAATCAAACCTTTATCAGACCAGGACCAGTTAGCTCTATTAAAAGCTATATTTGAGTATGGACTTAATCATGAGGCCCAAGAGTTAGAGCCATTACCTAACGCAATGTTCGGATTAATTAAGCCTCAGTTAGAAGCTAACCATAGTAAGTGGTTAAACGGTTTAAAGGGTGGAAGACCAAAGCAAACTAAAACCGAAGATAAACCTAAAGATAACCTAAAGGAAAGCAAAGCCAAACGCAATGTAAATGCTAATGTAAATGTTAATGCTAATGTTAATGTATTTACTAGTTTGCCGCTGAGCGACAAAACTAGATACGATGTTGATTATGAAGACGTTGTTAAGTGGAGAGAAACATACAAGTCTGTAAATATTGAACAAGAGATAAAGAAGATGGATGTTTGGTTAGACGCTAACCCATCTAAAAGAAAAACCAGGAAAGGTATTAAACGATTTATTACTTCATGGTTGTCAAGGCAGCAAGATAGTGGAGGCTTTAAAGCTTCAAGCAGTCAAGCGTTAGATATTTTAAAGGAGGCAGCAAGATGATAAGTTATAACAAAGTAGCAGCAAGAGTTCTAGCTAGGCTGAAGGTTATGTACCCACAGTTCGCTAGTCAGATTCTTAATGACCCTGAGATGGCTTCATTAGCTATTGATGAGTGGAGCAAAGGTTTGAATGGGATCCCTATGGAAAGAATAGAACAAGGACTTGAGATGGTTAGACAGTCTAAGTCAGCATTCGCTCCTAGCCTTCCTCAGTTTATTAATTTTTGTGGCGGAAGGGTTTTACCTTGGTGGCAATCATGGAAGGGCATAGAACAAAGAGGAAAGGAGTTAGGTGTGCCTGAGAACCACAGGAAGGACCTTTACAGACTAGAAGTTATTAAACAAGCTAGAGCAACAGGGGAAGAGGTTTTAATCTCTAAAACAGAAAATCAGAAAGAGCATACAGTTTTTCTTCCTGGTACATTGAAAAATTTAACGAATAAAATGAAAACAAATCTTTAATAAAGTGGTATAATCTACAACATGAATTTAAAATATAATGACATCAAGAAAGAGATAAAAGACTTAGGGCTTACTAACAAAAAAGTAGCTGAGATTCTAGGTATTACAGTTCAGGGTTTAGACTACAGGATTAAGCAAGACCATCCTACTATTCATTGGGCCATGTATGGAATCAGTAACTACTATGGTGAACCTGATAACCTGACTATCAATGAGACTGTATAAGCAAGAATTTGAGCTGCCTTTCCCACCAAGCGTAAATGCTTGTTACCGCTCTATACCTAGAGGAAAGATATGTACAAGCATATTGAGTAAGCAAGGAAGAGAATACAAAGACAGGATTGTTAGATTAATGGAAGGCGACAAAAGCTTGTTGACTGATAAACGCTTGATGGTTCAGATTCGTTTATTTATGCCTGATAAAAGAAGGCGTGACATAGATAATTATTTCAAGCTTCTGCTAGACAGTTTAACGGGTATAGTCTGGGAAGATGATGAACAAATTGATATATTAACAGTTAGCCGAGACAATGTTGAGAAAGGTGGCAGGGTCAGGATGATTGTTAGAGAGTTGTGACTCAGGGAGAAATAAACGCAAAGTGTGTAAGGATGCTAGACGCTTCCAAAGAAGAAAAGATTGAATTTTGGAAGAGTTTGACAGAGGAACAAAGAAGACAAGCATCACATCATATTGAAACTGTTAAATCTATACAAAGACATTATGAGAGGTTTGGATGAGTAAGAT